CATCAAAAAAATAGATACAATGGGACACAAAACCGATCCAAGAGCAAAAGCATTAAAATCAGATGAAAGATATGATGCAAAAAAAGCTTACGACAAAAATCTTAGCGGTAAAGCTAGATTACATTATTTAGAAAACGATATACATGACAAAGGTATGTCAATGAAAACACCAATGGATATGAAAACACCAATGAAAATGGGACATAGTCCTGCAGAAATGGGACATTCACCCGCAGAAATGAAAACAATGGGCTCACCAAACATGTTAAAACAAGGTAGAGTTAAATTTCCACATCACCACAGAGGTATGTCTATGAAGATGGGATCTCCAGTAAAAGAGTCTAGAGAACTAAAAGATATGCCACTTACTAAAGACATGACTGGTAAAAGAAAAGGAGTATCTATGAAAGATAATTCACCAGCAATGAAATATGATAGAGTTGTGTTAGGTGGTAACAAAGGAGACAAATCTAAAACCCACAAAGGTAAAGATTACTAAATGCCTTTTTATTTAAAGCCTGGTAAGCATAACCAAGATAAATCTCCAGATGATATTATTGATATAAACAACAATATAGCTTCATTTGAGTTAGAAGGCGACGCGCGTAAAGGTGGTAGTATACCTGGTATGTTTGCAATACCCATGGGTATATATAATAGATATAAAGATGCTAAAGATGCTTTTAAACAAAGACAAATAGAACAACAGCAAATAAAGCTTAAAAAACAAGGTTTTAATAGTCTTGAAGATAAAATAAAATCCGTAAAATCAGAAATATCTGAAGCAAAAAACTTAATTAAATAATGGCTTTTAAGATAAAACCACCTTATAAAATTAATACAACTCCAATATATGAAAGAGATTTGGAAGAAGGAGTTATGGGTAAAGGTAACAAAAACGGTACTATATTAATAGGTAGCGATGTTCCTTTAGATATGCACGAGGAGGTTATTGCTCACGAAGAAGTACACGTAGATCAAGTTAAAAGAGGTGATTTAGATTATGATGATGAAAATGTGTATTGGAAAGGCAAGGTATATCCTAGAGCCACAATGAACGAAGGAGCTAAAAATTTACCATGGGAGGCAGAGGCTTATAAAAAAGCAAAATAAAATTTAATAAAATGAAAGATAAAGAGAAAGATGTTATTAATCTTGAAGATTTAATTGAAGAGTCTAGAGGATTAGGAGACACAATACATAAAATAACAACCGCAACTGGCATTAAAAAAGTAGTAGATAAAATATCTGAAAAAACTGGTAAACCTTGTGGTTGTGGTCAAAGAAGAGACGCTTTAAATAAAATGTTTCCTTATGGCAACAAAAAATAAAAAAAAATTTTCTGAAACTAAAGTAGGTGCTTTTTTATCAAAAGCAGCGCCTGGAATTTTAGGTACTGTTGGTGATGTGTTACCAGATCAAGGTGTTTTGGGTATGGTTAAAAACTTAATACAAAAAGAACCAGACGAGGTATTACCACAAGAAGATAAAGAAAAAGCTATGAAGCTTTTAGAAATGGATATAATAGAAATGCAAGAAGTATCAAAAAGATGGGATAGTGACATGAAATCAGATTCATGGTTAAGTAAAAACACTCGTCCAATGTCTTTAATATTTCTTACTGTTTCTATGGTAATTTTAATAATATTAGATAGTTTTCAATGGAACTTCACAGTAGATACTGGCTGGGTAGAATTATTAAAAACTTTGTTAGTCACCGTGTATGTAGCTTATTTTGGCTCACGAGGTGCAGAAAAATTTAAAAGTATAAGTAATAATAAATAATAACAATAACAAAACAATTATGGCAAGTAGATATTTAAAAATACCTGTTTATCAAGTTATTTCAGAAAGAAATCAAAATGGAAATGTTGATAGCAGTTATTCAAAAATTTTAAAAACGTTGCGAGTACCACAAGAAATGTTAGTTACAACAACTGGATCTCCTTATGTTGAAGGAGCTGATTTTGGCGGTCTTGATGTGCTAGTTGAAGACAGAGTAAAAGCATTAGAAGAAGTTATAACCAATGGTCAATTTTTGGAAAATTATCCAATTTCAACTGATGATTTAAACAATGGAACAGGTATGTGGATTCAAATACCAATGAAAACTAATAAATATCCATATAATCCTCAAAACTCCACTTCAGGAAACGTTAGACAATACAATTCATCTCTTTGGCTAAGAGTTTCTCAAGAAGTACAATTTGAAAATGTAAGCAATGGTAAATCTTGTGTAATATATACACTACCTTTTATTTCAAATTTGTTAAAGCAAAGTAATAGCGATTATATTATTCCAACTAAAGAAGACATTGCAAGCGTTGGTAATAAAGATTTTCATGGAGTTTATAGTTTATTGCAACAAAAAGTAATAACAGCTTTAAGTTCTAATCCTGGAGCTAGAGAAACATTATTAGATTTTGGTTCAACAGACGGCGATGTAAGTGCTGGTCGATGGGAAATTACATGGGCAGGAGATCAAACCGGTTCAGTACCTTTAACACCAGAATTACTTAATCAGCAAGTACCATCTGGAGCAGAAGTAATACACATGAAGCAAACTTACGCGCAAATAATAAATAAAAAATCTAGACTACTAGTAACATGCGCTGCAGTTTCTAATTTAGGTCAGGTTACGGAAGGTCTTAATTCACAAAGAATGATTTATCCAACGCTTAATGAAACTTGGAATATACACCAATCGGTTTATGACAGTTATTCAGGAGGAGGAGGTATTAAATCAGATCAAACAGCTGGTTTAAATAACGATATTTTTGTTGGCGCAAACGGTGGTAATATTTTTAATCCAGATGATGAAGTAGGTGATATAGGTTCTACAAACCTTCAAAGAATGTGTGAATTTTGGAGTGTTGATCCAGCTAAAGGAGGTGGTAAATTTCCTGAAGGACCAGCAGAAGAGTTTCCAGAAGAAATGGAAGAAGTATTAGAAGGAGCATCAGAAGCATAATTATAAAAAAAAACAATAACAAAACATGGATTTACAATATTTAAAATTAGATGGGTTTAATCTAGCAACTCAAGTGGGCGTAAGAAGTCTTCCTATTCCAAGCGAATATGAACAATTGACAGGTGGGGGTTGTTATCCTGTAATAGAAAAAACTAGAACCCTTAAAATAGATAAAGAAGATATAGATACTGTGTATGGATATGAACCAGTTATTTTTACAGAAAATGGTTCTAATTTTAGTACATTGTTAAGCTATAGAGTAGTATTAGATTTAGGAAATAAAGGAATGATAGAAGCTCAAATAGTTTCTGAAGTTCCTGTTAATAAATTAGACGCAACAAGTGCTAAAGATTCAACCCCAGTGTTAGTAGCACAAGATTCTGGTTTAAGAGCTTTAGCGTGTCCTTTTCAAGCATTTGCTAGTCGGGACGTTGAAGGAACAGGTGTTCAAACATTTACACAACCGTGTGAGTGTAATAGTTTAAGTGAATATTTCGATGAGTTATCAAAATCAGGAAACTCATTGCCAACTATAAATGGTAAACAATACCAATGGACTGAAGAAGCTATTTTAGCTTATTTTGGAATATTTACTACTCAAACAGGTTCTCCAGCAGCTGGACCACAAGTTTCTGTTAGACAAACTGTTTTAAACTGGTTAGAAGAAAAAGTAAGCGAATACTTAGTATCTAATCCTGGTAGACCAGACACACTTGTAGACTTAGGAGAAGTAAAAGATTTTACTTATGATGATGGAAGTGGACCTGTAACTTATGGTGGTTTTAAGTTAAAATTTGGAGCAATAGGAACTTACTGTCCTGTTCCCGCTTATAACTCTGATCCAGCAACTTCAGGTCCTCTGCCTTTAATTTGGGATTGGTGTACATCAGCTCATAATGAAGGTGAGTGCGAGCGTAGTGCTGTAACTTGGAATGTTCCATTTAGATATAATGATACATACGTTAATCACATTAACCCAGCATAACAATTAATACTTTAAAAAATGGCACAATATTTAGAATTTGAAATTGTAAATAGTTCACAGCCATCTGAAGAAGGAAAATTTGTTATAGACAAAGATGATATAAAGTTTGCTTATGCAGTAGATAACACAACGTATCGATTAGTAATTAATGATACGTTTGGAACAAGCGGAACTAATGTAAATTTATCATTAGACACTACAGTTGATGGAAGTGGAACAGCCCCGACAATTTCTAACAAAACTTTAAATGACAGGTGGGCAAGATTAATGACTGCTAATCCAGGTGGTGTAAAAACCAATGTTGGATTTGGTAGAGACA